TTGAAAAGTTGTATTTAATTTTGTTATTACACCATCGAGGTCCCTAACCAAAGATTGCATATTTGTTTGATTGTATTCTTTTTCTGCTCTAGTTAATGATTGTACAATTTTTGCCATTATAAACTTATTAATCCTCCTCTAGCCCAACCCCAACCACCATCAGTTCTTCCTGTGCCTCCAGCTTTTTGACCACCTGATTTAGCTTGTTGTGAACCACCACCCATTTTACTTGCATCGAGTCCACCACCTGGACTATATCCAGGATCAGCAATACCGCCTCCACCACCTTGTGTAGTTGTGCTAGCTGCATCAGCTGCAGTGATACCGATTTTATCTACAATGTCTTTGTCTTGTTGACCTTGTAGTTGAGCATTCATGTTAACTAAGTCAGCATACTCTAAATTTTTATTTGTGTAGAAACCAAATTTTTGTCTTAACATTTTAGTCATTTGATTTGCTCTAGCCGCCGCCTCTGCATCTTCTTCATTTTCGAACAACCCTGTTTCAGGATTAAATGTTGCACCATATTTTTCAGATAATTTACCGCTTAAAAGATCACCAAGTTTTTCTGCCTCTACACCAACTCTTTCTGCATAATTACCAAATGCAGATCTAGTATTTAATCCAAAAGGATCTTTAGATAATCCAGATGAATTATCACCAAATACTGTTGGACCAGTGTAGCCCATATTTTGTGCAATGAATGCTTGATCGACTTTTGGTAGATTTCTATAGTTATCTAGTTTACTCATTATGGTTCCAATTATTCCTGGTTGAAAACGTGGTTCTTGGTAACCTTCTTCCATTATACTTTGAGCAGATTGTGGGCTCATAAAATCTCTTATTTTACCCATGGTAGTTAGTTCTCTAGGAACAGCTGTGTTAGACCCAATGTATTCTCCTAAATCTGCTCCAGTTAATTCTTGATCTCTCATAGTATTAAAACCTAAAAAAGTATTAGGAGGATTGTTTAACTTTTGTTGTCTATCTTCTATTGTTTTTTGATAATTGCTAATTAAACTAATTGGAGAATTAGTAAAATTTCTGTTATCAGAATTAGAAAAATTTCTAAAAGAATTAGTATTAGGAATTCCAATAGAACTTTCTTGTTCTTCTTCTATAATAGGTGCATTATAACTTAATCTATATTCTTCTTGAGGAATATAAAATTTTCCTGAATTATAAATAGCTTGATCTCCTTGATTATAAAATGCTGCCATTACCTTCTACCTCCTGGTGCAATGTCTAATCTAAATGTACCTAGTTTCCAATCTTCATTAGTTGTAGTGTTTGCAACTTTAATAGCAATAGATCTAGCTCTAAGTCGTGTGTCTTTTTTAGTTGTAGAAGAACTTACGTCAAAGTTTGTAGTAGTTGCAGAACTATTAGGATAGTTTCTTGTTACAAAACTGACTCTAGTATTACCTGTCTGTGAAATAAAATCTGGTATAAATCTTTGTATTCTCATAATAAATTCACCGTCTCCTCTAAGGTCTGGCGTTCCTACAGTTTGTCCTGTGTTACTTCTTCTTTGTGTTATATCAAAGTCACCAGACGTAATAGTACCAATCACAGCAGTTGTAACACCGCCAGAATTAATTTGATCGGTCCCTGTTTCCTGTTCATAGTATATAGTAATACCGTCAGTGTTTCCAGTACAATCAGTCGAGGCGTTGTCTGTTGAATCATAAAAAGTTGCATGCGGTTTATCAAATACCGCAGAATCTTGCCACGCTGATCTAGGTAAAGTGCCTGTTGTCCATATAGGACGTTTAGGACTAGAGTCTAAATAGTTATATGTAACAACCCTGTTTACTGAATCTGATGCAGACGTACAATAAAACCAATTTATTTCTCCAAACAAATTATTTAAACCTGCATTAATAAGATCTCTAGATACAGAATTAATATCATCATAAACATGGTCTTCAACAAGACATGGCATAGATTTTAATTGACCGTCATAAGTAAAAAATCCATTCTCTGACATCCAATAAGCAGTACCATCAACTTCAATACAAGCATTCTTACCAAATAATCCACAGTTAGTTCCTACTTGTTCAAAAGCAAAAACAAAATCTCCGCCTACAAACTTCATAAGAAACAATGCGGTATCAGTCCAAACATACATTGCATCTCTACCTCTAACAGCACCCATAATTTTAGAACCATCTGCAAGTCTTTGTGTACCAGAAGTGGTATTATTTATATCTATAGTATATGCATCTGTACCATCAATATTTTCTCTGTCTGAAAACCGTATAAACATATCATCTTGAGTAGCAGAATTACCTACTGTTGTTTCTGTACCAAAAAATACTAAGTGTCTATCGGGCGTAGATACCAATACATGACGTGACGCTGTAGGTGCATTAGCTAATAGTGTTGCTCTAGTAGATGTAGCATTTGCAGCAGAAGCGTCCCATTCAAAACATTTACCATTATAAATAAGAGCAATTAATTTTGTACCATAGTTATCAAGAACCCACATTCCAGGATCAATAGTAAAGTCAGCGTTAGACGGGTCACCCCATGCAACATAATCTGATATGTTTAACACACTTGCTCCGCTACTATGTGTTGCTTTTGTAGTTCCGTTAGCTCCTCTAGCTCCTCCACTTAAAGTATTTGTAGATGTATTGTTACTTGTAAAACTTATATCTTCTGTACCAATTCTAATTTCTCCTGATGATGGAAAGGCTGCAGTGTTTGCTAATACAATATCTGTTGTTGTTAAATCTGTTATGGCTGTTGCTAACGTAGTTGTAGCTGCACCTAAAGCTGTTCCACCATATAGACCTGTACCCCAACCAAAACCTCCTAGTTGCTGCGCTGGTCCTACGTGATAATAACATAAAACAGAAGTAGATCCTGTTGCACTCATTGGAGTGCCAGTTTCTGTAGACCCCATTGTAATAGTAAAAGTTGTAGTTGTAGGTATGGCAGTTACCATAAATTTTTTATCTTCAAAATCTGTAGCACTATAACTTGATGATGCAGGAATAGTTACACTGTCTAACATTACAACATCTTTTTCTGCTAATCCATGTGCACCTGTGCAGGTAATTGTAAGAACATTTTGATTTAATATACTTGTAAAAGTAGCGCCCGTTAATGTTGCTCTAATAGGGTGTATGTCGTAATATGTACCGCCTGAGTATACATATAAAACACTACTAGTTCCTATAGCAGCATATTTAATACCAGCATTATCATCCCAATGATGAATAGCTCTAGCTGCACCGGTTAGTTTATTTTCTCCTAACTGTGTCCAACCACCAATTTTTTCTGGAGTGCCGTATCTAAACCTAACATTGTCGCCATCAAACCATTGTCCTTCGGCCCCGGTTTCTGTGACTTGTTTATTAAACCCAGGTGCAAATCCTAATTTTTGTAACATATAACCTCATTCTTATACTATTTTACACCTGATGGTAGGCCTAGCATAGGTCTGCCATCAAATCTATTTTTGTTAGCAAATGGGCCATTTACATGATTATAATGTAGAAATACTTGACCGCAAATGTTCCCGTCAAAAGGCTCTCGCCAATGTTCAAGTTCACAGCCACTATATACTAGCATATCCCCCACTTCAAGCAAGACTTTCGTGCCTGCTGGGGCGTTTGGTTTTACAATATTCTGTCTTTCATTAACAACATTATTAGCTCCTGTACCATCTATAAATATAGGCCAAGGATCTCCGCCAAGATTAAGTGTAGTAGATATTTCACAACTAGGTCTGTCTTTATGTCTATGTAAACAATCACCTTTTTTATATGCTCTAGCATAAGAATAAGTAGGTACTAAATCTAGTCCTGTATGTTGTTTCATTACAGGCAACATTTTTACTAATAATGTATCCATTACAAAGTCACCATAACAAGAATAGGTATTAGGTATTTGTTGATCGGTCCATGTTCCAAGTATCGGGGACTGTGAGTGTAAGTTATTTTCATACATAAATCTTGTTGCATCTCTTTTAAGCAAGAAATAGTTAAGTATAAAATTAGCCATATCATAGGATAACGCTTTCTTAATTACTTGATATTTATTAATTTGAAAACTCATACGAACATACCTTTCTGTAAAAAGTTAAACGATACTGATATTCTTATATCATTAGATTCGTTAGGATCAACACAATGCATTAACCAAGAAGGAAACATAATACATCTTCCAGCAATAGGTTCGTAATGTGTTTCTCTAAATAATCTTGCAGGTTTAGAACCTTCTTTTTGATTAGGTCTACACATTGCAGCTGATGATCTTGGGTCGTCTATTTTTAAATGTCCTGAATTTTTAGGTGCTTTAATATAATATACACCTGACCATAATGAATTTGGATGTTGGTGAGCTCTGTTCATACCACCTGGTGGATTTATATTAGCCCACATATTACCTAACACGGGTTCACTTTCATAATGCTCTTGTTCGTATATTGTTTTTTGACATGCGTATAACATATCAACTAGTTTTTTAAATTGTGGTAACTCATTCATGTTAGTTGTTGAGTGCCAACCTTGAACATTAGTTCTAACTATTCCTTTATCTTCTTTAGACCAAGCTATAATATCTCGTTCTAACTCTTGATTAAGAGTTGGATGTTTTATATCTGCAATATAAATTGGTGTTGGAAAATGTAAATCTCTATGCATTATTTAAATGGCGGACCTCCAAACCACATTACTAAAGATTTTCTATTACCACGAATTACAGGTTTTACTCTGTGTCTTATAAAAGATGCAAAAAATATAGCGTGTCCTTGTTTAATTTTTGCAACTTTACCTTCACTTTGAAGTTCTAAATCACCACCTTCAAACTCTGTTTCAGGAGATAACAAACAAGTCATAGATATTTTTCTAACTGGGGGTTCGTGCTGCATGTTCACATCGTTGTCTACATGCCATTCATAAAACCCTCCTTCTGGGTATTCTGTGTACTGTGCCATTTCATTTATAGTCATTCCATCAAAACCAAAATGATTACCATTAGTAGTTTTCATAATACGTTCTATGTCTTTGTACATGTCAGCCATTTTTTTAAATGGTATCCAACTAATATGTGAGGTTCTAGTTTTAGTATCAACATGTCCACCTTTAATTCCTTTTTCATTTCCAACTCCTGCATCGTTTCTAGGTTCACTTCTTCCAGCTTCAAT